CAAAACCTGCCCTCCCTGTTGCAAAATATATAAATGTCGACTATTGAACCGGCTGGTACAGTGTATTTTACATATGCACCAGACGCTCCGCTAAATAGCGGTATGTCAATGTAGGCCCAATCGCTTGCAATGGTAGTTCTATTGGTAATAAGTCCGGTGTCGGTGAATGATTCTTGATTGTAATTCGCGCTCCATTTTTCCGCCTTGAATTTTGCGTAAAATCCAGGCAGTTCGGAAATAGCAGTCCCCGATGGCGTTACATTGTTAGCTATAAAGTTTGACGGCTGAACCTCTGTGGCCAAAACAGTAGCGTATACCAATGAGCTCGTTGGTCCATTGGTGTCTTTTTTTACAATTAACTTTTGACCTACGCTTATCGTCTTCTGAAACTCACCCTCAAGCTTTATCCATACGCTCTTATCTGATGGATCCGTATAAAAAACCCTTCCGTAAAAAGTGTCATACCGCTCTTTTGTTGGCTGAACAACGAACTTGTACCTTGTCGCCCAAGATGGAGGCTTTTGAGATGGAGGTATGCCTACTTGAATGTAGTTTTTCCGAGTAGAGGAAGCCGATTGAAAGTATATGGAATTGGTGCCTCCAACAAGAGCCGGGGAAGCCCTATGATTCTCGTCCATGTAGACGATTCCAACTTGGTAGTCCCTGTTGCTGTGAAGGCTAAGCTGCCCCTTTTGATATCCAGCTGTGGCGACGAAGTTTGTGAACTGAAAAAAAGCATACCCATTCAAAATCCCACTACTCACAGCGGCATAGATGACCTGCGGTATTAAGATTTGAAGAGAAGCGGATGTGGTACCAGATCCAATGGAAAAGGCCTCATAGTTTGGCCCTTGGTTGGAACCCGTTAAGCCAAATGAGTTGCTTAGGTATATTTTATTCCTATTTTCAACAGTATTAAAAGCCGTCGTGATCTGACACGCGAACCTATCCGCGAGAGAGTACCCATTAGCGCAATTCGTTATTGGCTGCTGATAATAAGCGATATTGGTTCCAATGGCTACCGCAAATTCTTCTGATGTCACCATCTGAAGGAAGTTTGCGTAAAACTTCTGAGCTGTAAACAAAAAGGATATCGGAAACTGCGGCGTTGTTGGCGTAACTGATGTTTCAGCTCCGCCTGACCTGTATGCCTGCGCAGACGATACCACGTCAGCCGTAAATCCAAACGAAAATCCAGGGAGTATATTGCTTTGAAATGCAGCAGGAATAGCTATCGTAGCAATGGAGTTTGCCAGTGTCGTTTGATTCGCCGGAAGCGTCGGCCCAAGACTTCCGATGTACATGGTCTGACTCCCAAAGGTTACCGTTAATTGTTCCACGGAACCCACTTCCTGACTTAAAGCGGTAGGCGTATAATCTAGCCTTACGTCAATGTTGGACGAGTCCTTCAGATCTCTTCCGTCAACATAGTTCCCGTAAATCAGTCGATTTCCAGCGATTGTCTGGGACTTTGCTGAGATCGGAACATTATCGTACAGACGAACTAATTCGTCAGACGGAAGGACCGAGTACATTTTATTGTTCTGAAAGCGAGTCGTATATGAAGAGTAAGGGGATATATCGGCCTTATCAACTCTTTCAATAAGATAAATTGCGTTTGAAGAGAACTTCTTGAACAAAATGTCAATGCCAACAACTGCTGCCCCCCCTAAGTCAACAGTGATGTCAGCGCTGTTGTAAGTGTTCGTCATCCCATCGTTGAGGCCGGTGTTGGGGTTGTACGCAAAGTCCTTCGGGTCAAAAGCCACTGAGGAAAACTGAGATATTGCGCTGTACATATTGTCTTCGTACCTATAACGATACGCGAACGACACCATGTTTTCGGCCAAATAATTTGATTCAGATCCATCGTTTACTAACTGAACAACTGGCGATCCTGGAGGCGGAGTCTTTATGACGCAGGTATAAGCATCGATATCTCCATAAACATTGTTTGCCGCATACAGCGTTGATCCATATGACTTGCCGACATTTATATACCTTGGAGGGTTTAAGCCATCCGTCCAGAATAATAGGTCATCAATCTTGTTTACCGAAACGATTGGGTAATCAAATGAAAACTTGAATCTGTCATAGAGATCCTCAATATGAACAACGCCTATATTCGATACCACATTGTAAGACACAACAACGGACTTGTACAAAAACGGATACGCCCCACTCTCGTCTCTTATGAACCAGTAAATCGTGTCGTTAGCCTCATCGCTGAACGCACCTATGGTCTTTGCTGCTGCCGTAAGCGTGACAAATGTCGGGACTGCAACTGTCCCATAGTCTGGAGTAACCGATCCTCCAAGGTTGTTTGGATTTACCTGATTGTATACCCTCGCGTTTAACGCGTCAGCATATTCTCCGGCAGGAATCATCTTCAGGTCAAGATCTTTGTTCATCTTGCCTGCATTGAAATTTATAGGATTCTTCATTTAATCCATTTGTCGCGTCCCCTCATGTTCATCAGAAGGCGACCCGGGTGAATGTTGCTAAGTCGAATTTTTGCGTTCATTAACAAAGCCCGGCGATCTTTCCTGGCCCTGTTGACGATGTATTCCTGAATTCCCGCCTTGTTGTTGATGATCGAGTACTTGATGGCGGCATAGATGTAGTCCTCAAATAACTTGTTCACTCCAACCGACGCGTCGCTACCATTCTCCATGCCATCAGAGACATACTCAATGACGCATAAATAGCCGGTCATATTCGAACTGAAGTTGATCACTCCGTTTTTCTTGTCGATCTTGAACGTAGGATTAGCGGTAGCTACCTCGGTGTTCAATCCGTATCGGAAGTACCACACGTCATCAATATACCAGCCATACTGCCCATCGTATGGGCTGAGTGGGTTCTGAAATAGAATAGGCGCCGTTCCATTTATCCGGGCCAAATCGAGCTCGGAGAACTGAGGCGAAACAGCATTTCCGTTCTGATCGAACAGAATGTTTCCGCCCTGGTCATACAGGTAAGCCAAAGCCGAATTGGCCTGGGTGCTTTCGCTTAATGGGAAAAGCACACCGTTTGACTCGGCCGATATGCGGACCCAGTTGACAAAGTCGGATGGGAGGACTACTCGAAGAGAGCTGTCAACCGGCACCTCCAAGGTCTTTGTCTCCTTGAGGGCATCGTAGTTAAGCTCCTGGATGGCCCTCTTCGCATAGAACACCACCTGATACCGAGTGATGTTTCCGATGATCTCATTGTTGCCCTGATACATCAACATGAAGTTGTTGACGATGTCCTCCAGCGAGATGTACTGATAGGACCCCCAGTTCGCGTCTTGAGGCGAAGTACCGTTATTGGTGTAGTACTGCTGTTGATTTATGTAAGTCATTATCCTCTATCTTTTTGGAAGTCAGCAGCCTCTTTTGCGCCAGCCGCTTGCACCACCTCTTGCTCCCTAATCGATATGCCGGCATATTGCAGGATCCTGGCGACAAGGTCGGAGAAGTCCGCCTCTGGAAGCTCAAAATCAGTGGATGTCCCCGGATTGTATATTGGCTCTCCAGTAACCAACGAGACATAGTTCCAGTTGGGATCGGTTGGGATCCGAATATACTGTGCAGTCACACCGCTGACTATACTGCTCGGATAGACCACGGCCCTTTGGGCCAGGGTGGCGCCGGTGCCGGTCCCAGTCATTGTGTAAGCCGGAAACAAAGTGGATGGCGCCGTAAGGTTGGACGCGTTGAGTTGATTGATCTTGCTAAGAGACACCCTGTCGACAATCTTACCGCTGTACAGCACATTGATCATCGTGTAGCAGTCCGCCGGCACCACGAAATTACCCCCATTGTACGTCATCGTGGCCGTAGCGCTGAAAGTGTCGATGACCTCCTCGGTGATCTGCCTAAGATTGGCATAGCCTTCCCCGGAAATCTTCGTCTTGGCGGCGCTTAAGCTGCCATAGTTCTGCCGATATACCTGGTCGTTGTATGTCTGGAAGTAGTCCTCAAAGATGTCCATCTGGGCCATCCTTGCGTATAGATTGAAGTCGTTGGGCGTGATGTAGCCGTAGTTGTTCTTATTTACGATAGCCAAAACAGCCGTTCTTACCTCGTTTATCATACACAAAGGTAATAAAAAAAGCCACCCAACTGAGATTCAGCGGGTGGCTTCTGGAATTAGAAACTGCTATTAGGCAGTCTGGGCTACTGGTCCCTCATAGACAATAGCTACAGTGCGAGCGCCTGGTAGCACTGGACAGGTAAAAATCGTTGAAGGGTTAATGCTTGTGCTATTTGCTAAGCCAATAGCTGTTACAAAAGCGTCATGCGTGAGATAAGTTGCATCTGCTGTGCTAAAGGTACACCTTAGAGTAACAGCTCCCAAAAGACCTGGCGCCCCTGCCAATGTAACGCTTGGATTGTTCGCTACATTGTAGACAATACGAAGAGCAGACGTGCTTGTATAGGTAATCGTCAAGATACCAGATGTACCGATTACACGAACATCAGCAGCTGCGGTATTTGGAATTCTTAAAAGGTTTGACATAGTTATGTTTATTGATAGACGTCTTAAGCTGCAAATGCTGGAGCAACTGTTCTGGCTCCTGGTAATGGTTGCAAATCACATGGAGTAGCACCCTTCTCGCCCCTTGCTGCTGCGCAAATCGCGTTCGCAAGGATCTCATGAGTAATCCGAGTTGTGTCAGCGGTAAACGTCAAAGTGATTGTGGCGTCCGTTGAGCCAACCCTATTTGTACGGATGGTAAGAACAGTATCGCTAGTTGGTACAATGTTAATAACAGTAGCGGCGTCAAGGAGAAAATCTCCATTGGTAGCCGTGGTCTGCAATACAGCTGGGATTCTCAGGTACTTTGCCATAATTATGCGAATGTAGCGGTTATAGTTCTGTTTTCAGGTAATGAGAATGAGTATGCTCCATCCGGACTTGACACGGCGGAATTTGCATCTACAATTGCGTCAAGGATTGCCTCATGCGTTGCTCCGGTAAGGTCTTCTCCAAATGTAAGCGTCACCGAGTCAAAGCTGGCGTTAGGAGTCAACACGTTCAACGCAACAGTGGTAGAGCTACCCTCTTGAGCCGTAATTACATATGATACATCCACATAGGTTGGAGCATCTGTTCGAGTCCTAGGGTATGAGTCATTGACAGGAATAGACGTACTGAACGTGTCCGATGTAAACAAAATTCGTCTTTCTCCGCCAGACCTAGATACGGCAACATAAGTGTTTGAAGTGCCTCCCAACGAGTCAACCTGGGCCCAAATGTTTGAGTTGCTATTATTCGGGTTTCCAGCCGGTGTAGTCCATGTTATTCCATCGGCACTGAACGCAATCCGGGTATTCTGAGCTCCATCTTGACCAACTGCGACGACGTTTGTGTCATTTGATGCCAAGTTTTTCCAGGCCACAAGCGGTATTCCGTTCTGAGCAGTCCAGTCTACTCCGCTATTAACGCTAATCATAGCCCTGTTTGATGCTCCCGAGTTAGCGACAGCAACAAATAAAGCACCTCTGTTGATAACCGACTGCCAGGTTCCTGTAACGCCTGTTGTTGCGGCAGTCCATGCTCCAGTCGGAGTCGCATTCGCATTTCGGTTTACTTGAGCCGTAGTGGCTCCGTCTGAGGCAACGATCACCCAAGCAGTTCCGTTATAAGCAATGCTATTCCACGCCTGAACAGTAGCAGCATTAGTGCCCGTATACCCGGACGTCCCGGTTGTGCTATGAAAAACCGCATTAGTCGCAACGCCACTTTGCACTACAGCAAACACGGTTCCGTTATGAGCAATACTTGTGAAGGCCCCATCTGTATATCCTCCGGCAGACGCTGTGACCGTAGTCCAGGTGATACCGTCGGTACTGGTCATCATCCTGTCTGTTCCGGTGTTAGCTACTGCAACAAATCGACCACTCCCAAAAACAACGGAAGTCCACGTCTTGTTCACCACAGAGGGAGTCAAGCCTTGGATAATAGTCCAGTTCACACCGTCCGTGCTTCGGGCAACTCGGAATGGACCAGAGTCAGCTAAGGCAACCCAAATGGGTGAGCCTGTGTTCTTATTTGAAGCAACACAGGACCAGTTGCTGTTGCTGAATTCTGATGGCAATTTTAAAAACTTCGACATATCAAGCGATGGTTGTTGCGATGGTTGTTGCTGTTGGCAAAGAATCAAGGATAAAGGCGCTGAACGATGTGCTAGACTTGCCTAAAGACGCCGTAGTTATAGCACTAATAATCGCATTTCTTGAAGAATCTGCTCCAGTAGCTAGAGTAAGAGTAACGGTGTCAAGAGCGGCCGTGGGGGAATCATTGACTCTCAATACTACGGAAGTATTTGCCGTCGAGTTGACCGACCCAACAAGGTCTAGGTTTACCAAAGTTGAAGCAAGCGATGTCGCTGCCTTTACTGATTTCGCAATTCTCAAAAACTTCTGCATAGCTAAACTTTAGGCAAATATACTAGATTAATCGGGCAAGTGTTTTTCGAGCGTCTTCATGATCTCGACCCCTTCGTCTGTCAAAAAGAACGCCCGGGTGGCACTGCGAGCCGTTTCTCCCAATGGAATGGACAGCATTTTAGACTTATTGGTAGACAGGTTAAAGTGTACCGCAGTCTTTTTGGTGACCAGGATGCCGGTGTCAAACATCTTCGAGACAAGTCCATCGTGAGCCACCTGTGGGTCATTTGCGATCGACAAGAACTCTTCCGGATTGTTCCTTGCGTAAACAAGGATGTCCCTCTTAAGCTCAGCAGTCGAGATACGAGTCGGATCAACCTCAAGCGCTACCCTGGCGACGTTTTCCATCATGGAGATCTCCATCTTCCTGGCCACATTTAAGGCCTCGATCTCAACCTCAATAACGTCAAGCTCCTTGCTTGCGTCTCTCTTATTGTCAACCTCCTCGAAAACGGCTCCATTGTCCGGGTGAACCTCTAAGAACCTCTGTAGGATGAGGTTTGTGTCCTCAACGGTGAGAAAGCCGTCTTCAAAAACGATTGGCTCAAGAATAAAGTTGCCATCTTGTTCATCAACAAATGGGCTCTTCTGATTCCTTGCGTAACGAAGCTCCCTGTTACGGGTTCCGTCAAAATGATAAAGCCTGCGAGCGATAGTGTTACGGCTTGCAAGCATGAACGTCAGCGGCGCTGACTCTTTTTTTAATCTGTAGACTTTTGACATTTGATTTTAATTTAAAAGAAAAAAGAAAAGGGGCGCACCGAAGTGCGCCCCAGGTGATTATGGTTGGAAAATGAAGAAGTTATTTGCGCCCAGTACGCAAACACAACGCTCGGACAGGTAGTGGACACTCATGTTGTCCACGTCGCTAGTGGCGGCACCACCGGCAGATCCAACGGCCCAAGTCTTGAACTTGCGGCTTTCTGCTTCGGTTTCGCGATAACGAACGTGCAAGAACGGACGCTTGGCGTTTTGGCCCATCACTTCGTCGTAGACGTTGGTGGTACCAGCAGGAACAAGCAGACCGTTTACGGCACCACCTACAGTACCTGTGGTAGTACCTTGACCGCGCATGGTGGGGTCGTTCAGGTATTTCCAGTCGGTCTTGTAGAAGTCGTAACCACGGCGGAAGCCCCGGAAGCCAAGGTTCAAGGCCATTTGCTCGCTGTTGTCAAACAGACCGTAGGATGTTCCACCGGTTCCGTAAGAGTTTTGAGCGGCCAAGAAGTCGTCCATGGCAAAAGAAGCGGCACGGTTTACGAACAGTGCGTTTTCTTCGATGGCGCCCTGCTTATCAAGACGCTGTACAATCGCGTCAAAGTCGATAAGGCTGGTTGGGAAACCACCGCTGAAGATGTTACCGCGAGAGTTAACCGCGCTAAACACACCCTCGGTTCCTTTGTATCCGAGTGATGCAGCGGCCGCTGTACGGGTGCTGCTCGCTGGAATTGCTTCAAGCATCGATGACTCGAGGTAGTCTTCAAAACGAAGACGAGATTCGTGCTCGGCTTTCATGTACCACAGGTACCCGGAAGCCCCATTCTCGGTAGTTACCTCTACCCATCCAATCTGGGTCATGTCGGAACCAGTTACAGTGTAACGATCCTTCAAGATGATTGGGTTGTTGAAGAAGTAAGAATCGAAAGGCTGCAAGGACTCTTGCATTCCAGAAGTTCCTTTTGTGAACTCAGAACCGTATACGAAAACGGTATATGCAACACCGGTAGTTTGAGCGGTGCTTTCATAGACCCTACAAGTGAATGCCTGGGTTCCAGACGGTGCAGCGTATGTGATAGCTGTTACAACCGCGTGGAATGATCCTGTACCATTCTCCTGTTGAGCGAAAATGGTCTGACCGATACGGATACCTACGTTTACAGTGTCACCGGCTGCTTGAGGGGGACTCGTCGCAAGGGGCTGTACGTTGGTGCCCTGTGGGTAGCCTCCGTAGTTGTTCGGGATCGGCATGGTCATGACGAGCGTTCCGTTTGTGTCGGAAGTCAAAGTGACGTTGGTATACTTCAGGTGCAAACGGCCCTGCTCTGCCCAACGGATAAGGTCGGATGCGCAAGGCATTTCTGCACCTACCATACGAAGGAAGCCTGAGATACTACGATTGCCGTAGCGCTCAAATTCTTTCTCGTAGATGTCTGGAAGATATTGGTTGGTCCAATCGAAAGCGTTGCTTCCGATGTAATTGGTGGTAGCGATCTGACGGTTGGCAGATGGCTGGAGGTTAAATGAAGGTGATGCACTAACTGGCATGATTTTTAAGGTTTAAAGGCTTTGATGCGTAGCCCGTTTCCTGACGACGGTGGGGTTACCGCTGCGACCTTCATGCCTCCCGAAGAATTTGGCTGACCAACTGTTCTTACGTCCATGTTGACGTTTTTGCTCTTCTTGGCAAAATCGTCCGTGGCAGAAGCCACTCCTTGTTCGTAGAAGAACTTGGCGAACTTTTCTGGGTTCGATGCGATCGCTAAGGCCCGATGATAACCAGCTGCGTCTGAGATAAGGCCGTCGGCATCCAGGAACTTCTTTATCAAATTCACTGGGGTGCTGTTCTGCGCTTTAATCTCAGCTGCCTCGGCCGGAGAGTATGTGAGTCTCTTGTCCCCTAAGTTGAACTCAAAACCTTTGAATTCGGAACCGAAGACCTCTTCTGTCTTCTTTTGAAACCACTCGCTCCTGCGTTGAGCTTGCTTCTGCTCATCTTGAGCCTTGTCAAGGTACTCTTTGTATTGTTTGTACTCCTCTGAATCCTCTAGAGAGTTTGCCCTCGACTCGAGTGGCGCCCTGTATTTCTCTTTGAGATCGTTGAAGTATTTCTTTGCTTTAGCTAATTCTCTTTTCTTGGCGGCTTTCTTCTTCTTGATAGACGAATCGTCATCATCATGCTCACTGTAAGAAAACTTTTCCGCCAAAATATCTTTTGCGTCTTCCTTGTCAAGAAACTCTTCTGTAGCAACAGTGTACTCCAGGAGCAACTCGTCAGGGTCAACAGCATCGTAATCCTTGTTGAGCTTAATGTAATCCTCAAGCGTCCTACCGGTTTCCTTGCGATACTTGAGAATCGCCATGACATCCTCCGGGAGAGGCTCTTGAGAAGACTTTTGCTCAATCAATTCATCGATGGAATTGATGGGTTTTTTGTACCTCTCTCTAATAAATGAAAGAACGTCACCCTCTTCAATCGTTTTTTCAGCGGGAGGAGTTGGGGGGGTGTTCCCCTTATCATCGCCGGCGAGATTCTTCTCCAGCTCCCTTTGAGCTTGGATTTCCCTCTCTTGGACAGATGGAGACTTGATTTCTTCATCCGTCAGTACTCTGACTTTAATATTATCCATTTGATTAAATTTAGTGCAAATATATACGGTTTTTTACCGAGGGTTAAATTCTGCTAAATCGAACCCATCTAGACTGTCCTCATCGCTCTCAAACGAGCTTGGTGGCAGATTATTCTTTCTTTGATCAATCAGCCTTGATTGCTGTGTGTTCTGTATGCCGATCCTCTTGGCCTTCTCTTTCTCCTTAAAATCCTCCCTCTTAGTAAGGGCTTCGGCCTGGGCCTGGGCAAGTTGCATATTGTACTGGAACTCCCGGTCCATAAGGCCTCCCTTGACCTCGGCCTCTATCTTCATCTTCTCCACGGCAAGAGTCATGGTCATCTTCTCGAGTTCCATGTCGGCCATGGCCTGAGCCTGGATCTTCTTCATCGCCAAATCAGCAGCCATTCTTTGAGACTCAAGCTGAGTCTGCATACGCATTTGTTCCTGCTGCATCTGATTCGCCTGCGCGTTCTCGAGGTTCTTCTTCCTCTTCATCTTCAGCAGCTGGTTGGCAAGCTTGATATTCTTTATCTCCCGGATGTCGATCGCATCCTCCAAGTTGATATCTCCCTTCTGAATTGCGGCGGCAATGGTGGCCTCGAGCCTTGCCTTGTCCTCTTCGTCGGGCGAAACCTCGATGAAGACACCGAAATCGTAGATGTAAAGGTCCCGGATGGAATCCAGGATAGACACATTGTACCTACCGATCTGATTGATGAACTCCTCCCGGAATGGGGCATACTCAAGAACGTCCGAGATTCTACAGGTAAGACACTCGGAAAGCGTCTTCGTTATGTAGACCGATGCGTCAAGGATATGCCTAGTAGCCGTGTTCGAGTTCATCGCGGCAAGCTTCTGAACGCCAACAAGCGTCCTGTCGTCTGGCATCGAGCCATCTCTCGCTTCGTTCAGGCCAGTTACGGCCCGAATCATGCCAAGGTAATGGTTGTAGTTGCCAATCAAAGCCGCCATCTTCTGCTGTCCTGAGCTTGAGTTTAGCTCCTGAATCGGTACCCGGGCATTGTTGAATTCACCGTCCTGCGTATAGCTCCGGCCGATGACGCTACCCGTCTGGAAATAAAGGCGCAAAGCGTCCTCCGGATTGTACGACTGACCGGTTCCCAGGTCGACTTCATTGATACCATCTGCATCCAAGAACACACCGTCCGGAACGACCCTGGCAATAACCTGCTGCAACTTGAGGTGCGTGAGCTGGATGAGATCCGCAAAAGGAATCATCCGGCGCAAAAGCGACTCAATGTTGCCTTTGTACATCCTTGGAGCACAAGCCACATAGTTTGGCATGGCGTTCTGGGATGGAGAGCTTGGCCTAACCATGTTCTCCATGAGCTGCCACTTTAGCACAATCTCTGTGCCCATGACCATAACGCCCTCATACCAAACCTCAATCGTCTTCTCTACCCTCTCAAATCCCTGCTCCTCCATCATGTCCGCTGGAGGATTGAATGTATCGTCCTTCTCTATGACCCGGAATCCACCGGTTTCTGTCTTCTTCTTCTTGTAGACAAAGGTCTTGGTCGTCTTGTAGTTGTAGAACAACAGCGTAGCGGTTTCGTTCCGGAAAAGGCTGTTGTCATAAAACTGAGCCACATTGTAGTAGTCATACCACTGCTGGCTGCGGCTCGCTATTTCGTTCAGTTGTTCATTCGTAAGGTCCGGCCGGATCTTGATAAGCTCACTGATCGGAACCGTCTTCACTTCTCCCCAATAGATGCAATCCCTGAAATAGGGATCCTCCGTGTAGCTGTAGACCACGTTGGCCGGGTCAACATACTGAACCCTTATGCCGTCATTGATGTGAAACTCATGCTTACAGATACCAATACCAAGCACCGTCAAGTCATAGTCAACTCTCTTGCGAAGGTCCGGAAAACGATTGTCCTCCAAAACGGTTGATATGGCCTGTTCTTCAGCGATCTCGATGGACGGCTTGTAGTTCATCTGCATATACAGCTGCAACTCGTCGTCTGTTTCCGGGATGTCCGTTTCCGGAATGGTGAAGGCGTCAACCCCCATCTTTTTCTTTAAAGCCTGGAACAGCGGCTTTCCAGCCATCTGAAGCTCAACGGACTCCTGGAACCGGTTCCTCATCTCGGACGACATGGCGTCCTGGGCATATGCCTTTACCTTGAAGAACCGATCGGACATACCGTTTACCACAATGTCCACAAATTTGGGCAGTATGGGTACCGGCGTCCAGTCAAGGTTGAGGTAGGATAAGTCGCCATTGACAGACAACTCGCTCTTGTACTTCTCGACAGACTGTTCGCCTCTCGCGTACATCCTCAAACGATGGAACTCGCGCCACTGGGAGTAGAACCTACCACCCACGGAGTCCTTCCGGAACCACTCGTACTGGATCGCCTGTCCGATTTTCAGGCCGTAGGCTTCTGATCTTTTCTCTTGATCAGAGACAAATTGACCAGGAAACCCCTTAGAGGGAACTATCGGTTGGCTTTTTTCCATGTAGTACGCTTACTCTTCCTGAGTTATTATACCTAGCAAAGGTAATGCTTATTTTGCTCTTCTTGATTTCAGGCAGATATAGGTGCCTCTGAGTCGCCATTATCGCTAATCCTGAGCTAATTGACGCGTCATGTTTGGTCCTGTTGTTGATATCAAATAGTGCCCAATCTTGAAGCGTCTTAGTAAAATACATCGACCCACACTCTTCTGGATCTCTAAATTGACCCTCCATGTCAAAGCCGACATACTTTTCAATGTACGACTCGATGGCTGAAGCGTGTGCTTGCTTTACGTCTTCCGAGTTGTTGGGGATGCCGCCTATCTCGATTTCCGTCTGCGATAACTTGCTCATTGGCTTATCGGGCCTGTTAAGCGAAAACGGCCGGTATCCTCTGTTCTTGAAGTGATACAGGAGCCTTGCTTTGTTGTTCTCCGCCAGCACCGGCATACCATAGAATACGCAAGCCATCAGGACATCTTCGAAGAATATCTCCGCCGTCTGGGGCCTGGCAATGTACTCCAGGAAAAAGTGATTGGACGGAGCGTCGGACATACTGAACTTCGTCAGTCCATGGAGTGCGCCGTTTGATCCGCCGCCACCAACAACGCCGGAGATGTCATATGGGTCACACCCGAAGGCTCCGATATGCTCGTTGCCTGGATGCTTCTTCCCGTTCCTCTCGATCACGTTGTTCTGTAGTTCTGCCGGCGGGATCCAGCTAACGAGAAATCTCCCGGTGTTGCTTGGCACCCATATCACCTTCGAGTCCCTTATGCCTCCGGCCCACTGGAATGATCCCCTGGTGAGCGTGTGGCTCATGATCATGCCGTCGTTGTAGTCGACCTGTTGATAGATCTTGTTCAGGTTGAATAGCGACTGCCGGCTCTCGTCCCTAAAGGCGTGAGATTCCGTTCTTGGGAACTGTCGGTAAAACTCGTTCAACGCATCTTGGTCTCGCTTGAGAGACTCAACCTCGTTGTCCCAGTGCGTGATGGCGCCGTTGTAGACCATGGACCCATCAATGCCGACAACCGGTTCGGAAGTTTCCATAATAGGAAACCCATACCTATCGATGTACCCCTCAAAGTTCCACTCCATGGGCACGAAGAGCTTGTACATACCGCTCTTTGTCTGGCCATTCGCGTTCCTCTTCCTGGCGTCAGAGTCTTCGTAAAGCTCCTTAAAGTTGGCTCCACCTTTCGAAAGGGCATTCACGGTTGAACCCATGATGCACTTGCCAACGATCCGGCTACCGACGCGGAGAGTCGTTTTGGTGACCCTCCAACTGTTGAGGATATTCTCCGGCTTTTCCCACTTGCCTGATTCGTCATGGACCAGGAGTAAAAGCTTTTCACCGTCATAGCTGTTGTCGGCCGTGTTCCGCCAGTCGATCGTGGTATTCAGCCCGTCGCCGTCTGCCGATGACATGACATCGTGCATATTCCTCTTGGTGATCTTGGACGCTGGCAACCGGTACGCCAACTCCGTCTTCGGCTTGTCCATACCATCCTGGATGGGCTTGAAGAAGAACGGATAGTTGCTCGAGATCGGAACCACCTTGTCCGTGAACATCTTCTTGGCGTCGGTACCGGTCTTTGACAGAATACCAACCCTTGCGTTTTTCGAAATGGTTGCCATATTTACGGCAACCGATGAACTCATGAATGAGAATCCCGATCGGCGAATCTTCAGGTAGCACATACCGAAACAGCGCGAATCCGCGACGCAAGCTTCGAAGAACATGAAGAAGATCCTGTTCGCCTCCCTGTAATCGGGATGGCCGACGTCTATCTTGGTCCACTGGAGGTACATATAGTAGCTGCCTGGCAAGTAGGTCGGAACTCCATTGTTCATGAACCAAAAGCCTTTCTCCCTCCGATCGAACTCCTGCTCGATGTAGTCAACCCAGGAATCCTTGAACTCCTTTGGCCTTTCATTCCATTGGAATATGCTCTTGATCTTGGCGAGTGCTTCGGGATACTGGAATGGCTCCCAATACTGGTCCTCCTTCTTGGGCGCTCTTGAGTACACCTTTGCCGGCGCCTTGGGGATCCCGATCTTTATTCCGGAGACCTCGTACACAGACCCAAGGGTCCCGTCCCTCGATATGACGATGATGTCATACTTAGGGTCGTACCCATATTCCCATTTGCCCTTTCGTTGTGGCGCCGGGAGTACGCTGTATAGGCTACTTGGAGTGCCTTTCTGCGAATCCTTTTTTTGAGCCATCGTTCTTTTCTGCCGGTAATGATAACGCTTCCTCTTCGGCCTGGATCCTGGACAGGATCTCAAAAGCGTCGAATATGGCGATCTTCTTCGTGGCCGCCGCGTTCTTGAGCCTGTCAGCGCTAAGATCCCCGTCTCCTCCAGTGATGATCTCTTCTTCAGCCACCTTGATGAGGTGGTCAACAGCCTTTCGACCCGCTGCAATTATTTGCAGCTTGTAGTCCATGTCACTCTTCTTCATTGAGCTTTACTGCAATGTTCCCGGTGAATAACCGGTATAACCTCTCGCCATCAATGTAGAACTCATATTCAACCTCCGGCTCGTAGACGACCTCATCGCCCTCCTTTATGCCCAACTTATTCAACTCGTCATTCGAGTAGCGAATGGTGCCAAAGAGTTGCTCCTCGGAGGATCCGTCCTTGATGAACTTCTCCCTCACCTCACCGGGCTTTACAAAGCAGTACTTCGAGTGGGTCTTCCACTCCCCTTCTCCCGACCTGTACATGAAGAACTGGTCTTCGTCCAGGAAGAACAGGTCGTCATGGAAGAATGATTTACCGCTCTTCTGCCTGCCATACATATCGTAGTAGAACTTGAATACGTTGTGGTGAACGATGAGGGTGTCCCCAGGCTTGATGGGGCCATCGTACTGGACAGGCACGCTAACCACTTCGGCGTACCTATTGGAAAACTTGTGGTCCTCTTGCGAAGCGCTTACGATAAAATCAACATCTCCATACTTCCGGATATTATCGTATCGTTTCGCATCGCGCGGACGCACGATGAACTGAAACGGCGATTGCATCAGAAAGAGATGTTGTACTCAATAGAGATTGGAACCACAGAGTTGAACTCCTTCCATAGGAGCACTTCCTGCGCTTTAGAGATGATGTAGACCCGGGTGACTCCCGTTTCTTCCAATACCTTGATTAGGTGGATGGAATACTCCCCCCCTAATACAGGCTGACCAACGATATAATGCATCGCCGTCTTGTAGTCGTGTCCGACTGAGATTTTACGAATGTCCATTAGACTTGTCTTAAAATGAGATTTAAATGCTCCAAGGTCACATTGTTGACCGCAGAGTTTGCCACATAGACCTCGACATATTGTCCGGTATTTAAGGTTATGATGGCCGCATTTGATGTGCTTGTGGCTTTTCCGCCGGATGCCGTTATCGCATCTGACTCAGAATAGAGCACCGGGCTACCGCTTATATGAATACGAAACATCAAGTTCTGGTTGTTACCGGCCGTAGCGGAAACGCAATAGTTGACAACAAATGTCCTTGATGTTCCGGTATTCGTTATTCTCCCAGCGTTATTGCTGGTTAAGGTAGCGTCATTTGTCGATCCAGCAACAGTTGTCGCTGACAAAAGAACAAAAGTGTTTGCCGAAGCGATAGTCGTTATCTCTCCAGAAGTATTGTCATAGATCTCCTTGTAAGCGCCACTATAAACCGTAGCCGAAAGACTTCCAACAGTGACGTTCTTCGTGTTATTACTGTCGCTTGCGTCAGTAACGGTGACGAGGTCATTGCTGGCCGGGGCCACAACTTCATATGAGCTTATCTTAGGCATCTAGTATTTCTTCTTCATTTTTCCGCCGGACTTCATGTAGCCCTCTTTCTCCATCTTCTTCTCGACCTTCTCATGCTTGGCAACAGCCTTCATGTCGGCGGTCATTTTTTTCTTAGCAGGCTTTTTCATGGCTTAGCAGGATTTTTTGCCCATTTTGCCACCATACTTCATCATGGGGGTTTTGGCTTTCTTCATGGCCTCCATTTCTTTGGCTGACATCTTCTTTTTGGGTGCTGGCTTGTTTTTCGTGGTTGTTGGTTTTTTAATGGACCCTCCTTTTTTGTAGTTGCTAGCGGGTTGCATTTCATCTAATTCTTCTCCCCAATACGAGAAAGACCTTGATGCTATCTCATCTTTATCCGCTTGACTAAACTTGTTTCCTTTTCCCACTTTAAATCCCTTTTCGTCCAGGTATTTGCCTAATGACACGCGAGCAGAGTCCTGCTGTGCATCAGTAAATGTTCTTTTTGTAAGATTCGGTTGATTTCGCATATTTGCGGTTTGATACTCTCCACTTTTTTTAGCAAAATCTCTAACTGTTTTAGATATATTCCTAGCAGTTTGAACGGAATCTCGAGCGCTTGCAAAATTAGGTTTTGACGCAGGCTTTGTTGTGGCTTTGGATGTTTTGCCTCCTGATTGATACTTCTTCATGGTTTTTCAAATTTTTGGATGAGTGAACGAACATAGGAATGAAGGCCGGTCTTGTCGTTTTTCTTGACCAAACGCTTCATAGTTGATACTTGCTTTGGGTTAAAGACGTACTCACCACCGGTAGCCTCAGCAATCTTCCGCCCATTGGCCATAATGTCAATGGGGTTCCGCTTGTGAGAAAACACCCCAGGCAAAACCTTGGGCGCCGATAGGATCTCCTTCAGATAAACCCTCGACTTTTTCATCTCCGCAAATATAGGTAAATTCCGAGACCTGCTGCTATAATTACATTGACCACAAGAAGCCGCCAGGCCCAGTTGGGCGTGACCTTCTTTGTTGTCACGGAATGCTTGGTAACTCGGACCGTATCCGAAATTACCCTGTATCCCTTGACAATTGTGTCGGTCTTTACCTTTACGATAATCCGGGTGCCGTCCGTCTCTAGCCTAACCTTTGCCGGGCCAGCCTGGGTCTCGAACTTGAAGTCCTTCAGGATGCCACCGGTGTCGCACGGCGATGGGATGACCGTCTCCACAAGCACCGGCATCTGAACCGTGTCGCGCTGAATGTCCACCCTGGTCCTGTACTCCACCTGGGTAACGGTCTTTCGTCCACATCCCAAGAACAGGAACAGGACGGCAATGAATTTAAGTTGTATAGAGGTAGCCATATTCTTTTTCTGCAATAAATTGTGGGCAGGCCTTCTTCACGCCCGGAAAGTCCCGGTGTCCACGAATCCTGGCCTTTGGGTACTTAGCAAGCCATTCCTTCAGAACGAGTTCCATAGACTTTTTCTGAGCCTCTGTCCTATCGTCCTTATCCTTACCTCCAATATAGCACACATGAAGGCTGCTGCTGTTGTGGCCTGCCACGCCATTCGTGATAGATTCATCTGGCGCCAGTACCACGATTTCGCCATTTGTCTTAATTATGCGATGATAACCAACGCTCTTCCACCTAAGATTCTCCCGCCAATACTTCTTGATGGCTTCGATGGGTGTATTCTTGGCGGTGGCTGAACAGTGGCATACGAGGTTCTTAATCTCTCGCATTAAGCTTGGTAGTTGAATCGAATAATAGGCCACACGGCTTTGGTGGACGTCTTTGCGTCATCTCCGAATATCCAAGGTAGCCCAACCCTAATGGTAAAATAGTATGCTTGAGTGGCGCTTTTTTCAGTGGAAGTCCAAAAAGAAATCCCATCATAAGGCGTAAAATCAAAAACACCAACAAGACCTATCTCTATTTTCTGCCCACCCTCGGTGGTTGGAAGTACATACCCTGAATAATCGTTTTGAGTGTACAATGTCGCAACTTGAGCCGCATTGCCATCCAATGATGCGGCAATAATGGCGGCCGTGTTTACGTTGCTTCTATCCAAATCAGTGACCTCATTGACTTCGGGTATATCTATGCTAGCTCCCCACGGGTAGAGCACTGCTGCCAAATCAACTGGATTTTCAGACATTGCCCAACTTGACTCTCCAGTTACCGTTGGATAGAAAGAATACCCCAACTCAAACTGGTCACCAATATTGGAGCCGCCGGTAAACCCAGTTTTATAGGTTGAACTACTAGACGATGCCGCAGAGCCAATGAAAATCCCCATATTACCAGAGAGCTACAATGTTCGTACAGGTAGTGGCAGCTCTTACCTGTGAAACACTAACGGGGAAAAACCCAACGGGGACGTTGTTAAATGTAACGATATTACCTGCGTCCGTTGTGACACTTAGGTTTCCGGTGCCTCCAATATACAGGATCGCACCGCCTTGCTGAGATGTGCCAGGAGGAGACAATACCGTTGTGTCGCTTTTAACTACCGCTACTGCAAGTGTCGGTTGAAACTTAATGTATGACATGGTTAATCTTTTTTATATGGGAATAGTTCGTTTAACGCTTCTTGTCTTTGTGAACATCCGCAGTCGCTTCCGACAACGGCCTCCACAACGGCTTTGACACCGGTTGCTGTGAAGATACGAGCAAGCGTGTCGCCAAAGCCCTTATCCTTCTGATTTACTGAAGTGCTTGTCGTAGACATACTCAACTGCTTTTAATCCTCCGAATCCAACCACAAAGGCCACACCAAACTGGGTGTTGTCCTTCAGGTCCATAAAGCTTATGACCAATGGGGTCAGGTAATTGGCCGACAGCGTACCGGCGATCATTGAAAGAGCCTGCTCCTTGACGTTCATCTTCTTCTTCGAACGCCAAATTGTTACCAGGCTGCCCAACAGTCCAGACATGGCCAGGCCAATATTGAACCCGAGGTCCATTAAGAACTCTTTCATTTTCTTGCTCTATTTTTGGATGCTTTTTCTAAGATAAACTTTCCGCCCTTCTGATGAGACACATCAAGCCCATCTCCCTTCTTACCCATCTCTCTGTTCTTCTGGACGAGCTCCGCGCGGTACTTACGTCGTTCTGGAGTGGAATGATACTTGGTATCGTACTCGGTTTTTTTCTTGCGTGCCTCTGGGTTGGCTGCATAATACTTTGCGGTGCGTGACTTCCCACCTTTGCATGAGGTGCACTTGCACCCCTTTGAACAGGTACCCATCAGTACTTGCCCTTCCTTCCCTTTGGAGACGGCTTCGTGCTTCCGCCCTTACCGGCCCACAAGTCCTTGCAGGCCCAGTACCTTGCCGTTAATTTGCTGCTCGCCGAGTCGCAATTGTGTCGAGCCTTGAATGACTTCCGGGCAGCAGCGCTGTAATTGTGGCCATAGCCCTCAGCGCCGTAATGGACAATTTTCTCTTGTCCTCCCTCGCAGCCCTTCACCATACGCTTCTTCCCGGGGCTTGTTGACGGCCGGGGCTTGTTGCATGGCATGGACTCTTTGTCGACTCTTTTCATTGGCTCAAAGGTAGCATTATTTTTTCCTCGCTGCTAAGGCAGCCTTGCCTTTGCCTGATGCCTTCTTCAATGGCATTTTTCCTCCTTTATTAAATACATTCGGGGACGTTAACTGAGTACTTGACGTCGCTTTAAGGTTTTTTTCTTGAAAAGCTTTTTCTCCACTCGACCTTTTGTAATACTTATAGGTCGTGTCCGGCTTTGATATTGTTTCTTCCTGTGGCTTTTTTTTAATTACCTTTTTTGGTTCAGTCTTTTTTGCGGGAATATCAAATGTCCTTGCCGGTCTCGTTGATGCTGATACAGATTGATACTGTATTCCGGCTCTTTCGTACATATTCCTTCGCTCAGATTCGCTTCTTGCCGACCGGTTAATCGACGCAGCAACTGACCTTTCCACTTCTGGCTTAAGCCTTGGGGGCTTTGGCTTACTACACCCACCCGCTGTTACGCAGCTTTGATTTCCTGCTTCTTTAGGTTTCCGCATTTTTGTAGCCCCTTTCTTTAGGTTTTCAATGATTGGTAACACACTTTCTCTGCCAACAGACACTCCTTGAGTACCAGAAGAACTTTTCCTTGTATATTCAAAAGACGGTCTCCCACATGAATACCCAGTAGTATCAATAGAACGATTGACTTCGTTATCTTTTCCTAGACCGTTAGTGGTAATTCTTCCAACTTTTCCGCTCTTTGTCGTATAAAAGGTTCCGCCCTTAAGATTGGAACCAAGTTCTTCCGACTTGAGTTTTCCTCCTTTTTGGTACTTTTTATTCATAGTAGCAAAGTTAGCATTATTTTTTCCTCGCTGCTGAATAGGCAATGGCAGCAATCTGCTCCTTGCTGCGCTTCTTACCGGTCGGCTTCTCCCGGTTCGCCCGGGTCAACTCGGCGATGTTGGCAGATACCGCCTTCTGAACGGCGGCCTTGCCCTTTCCTGATGCTTTCTTCAATGGCATTTTTCCTCCTTCTTTAAAAAAAGTGTTTTTCAAACCCTCTACTCCTTTGCCTTTGTTCTCATGCGCCTTTTTTAATGTTTCAGCAGATACTCCATAAACAAGGCTTTTCAATTGATCTCCACCAGCCTTAAAACCAAGTCTTGCGACTTGAGCAGAACCCCCCACCAAAGTTTCAACTAATGGGACATACTCAACCTTACCGCTTGCTGGTTTTTGAGGCGGCTTATATGGAAATTTCTTCATACCGGTTTTACGCGTTTACCCATTCCCACACGCTCTTTCTCCTGGATCTTTTTCCGGAGGGTAGAGCGGCCTATCTCGAAGCTCGTCTTGGGGGTCTTGTCCGACACACGCTTGCTCGGCCGGCAGTACTCGTTCTTCCCACCAGCTCCACAGGCTCGGCCGGTCTTTTGGTCGACCCACTTCTCTTTCTCCCATCGTTTTAATTCAGTTCCTTTCTCAGTCTTGCGAACAGACCCAGATGCCTTCCGGCACTTGGCAATGGCCTGGCTAGCCCGGGCGGATGGGAATACATCGTACTGAGCTTTGACCTTTTTGTAACAGGCGTCTTTCACATGGCAAAAATAGCATAATTTTGCGGAACAATGAAAGACTACCTAAAGTACTGGCGCGTAGTTCGCTACTGGGCCAAAGTTAAATGGAACATCCAAGAGCAGGACCTGGACATCCTGCTGCTCATTTACTCCGAGAAGTACTTCTCCAGGGAAATGTTCGATGGGATCGAGTCCTGCGTTAAGTGGGATAGGAACAGGATGGAACGACTCATCCAGAATGGTTTTGTCGGCGTCGTCCAGGAGAAGCCCAAAAAGCTCTTCGCCATAACGCCTTCGGCCAAGGCCATGGTCACCCTTATCTACAAGAAGCTCGAAGGCGAAGAGATATCAGAAAACCCCGACAGTAACGAGATCTTTGCCCGGAAGGTGCCCTACTCACACAAGGTCTACCGGCGAATGATCGAGAATATGAACGTCAGAGTACGACAACGACATCTCTCTCGGAGATCACTAGGTACGGAAGATCCTGAATCATGATCTTGAACCCGGCGCTCCGATCGTAGTACACCACGTCGCCCTCCTTAATGACGGAGACTTCGCTCCCCGGGGAGACGACCTTGGCCATCCGGTACCGAATGTTGTCGGCGTCCTTCTCGGACAGCATGAGACCAGAGTCCGTGCGGATCTCCTCATTGATTGGTTCGCAGACGATGAACTTATTTATCGCTTTCATGGATCGTTACGTTGGTTCCTAGAAGGGTGGCGGCTACACTCGTTGCGCTAATGAGCGCGTTTTTGGTCACTTTGGTCGGGTCAATGACTCCCATGTCGACCATGTTGCCCTTCTCCATGGTCCGGATGTTCAGGCCTTCCATCGGAGTCTTCGGGTCGTACTTGTGCGAAACGCCGGCATTCTTCTGAATGGTCTCGTATGGCGCCCGGATCGCCGAGTAGAACGCTTCGAACGCCGGGCCCTTATGCTTCTTCTTCATCTCCTCGGCCACATACATCAAAGCCACGCCGCCGCCTGGCAGCACGCCTTCGGACAGCGCGCTCCGGACCGCACAGACCGCGTCGTCGACCCGATCGTACAACTCCTTCTGCTCCATGTCCGTCTCACCGCCCACATAGATCACAGACATAGACCCTGCCAGGCCGGCAATGCGTTCCAGGACGAAGCTGCGCTCGTCCTCACGCTGAAGGGTGTTGATCTGCACATAAAGCTCCGAGATCAACTTGTCGATCGCCTCCTTGTTCCTCTCATCACCACGGGTGATGGTCGTCTCGTCACGGCCGACCACAATCTTGCTTGCGAAGCCAAGATCGTCCATGGTAGCTAAGTTCAGGTCGTCCCCCGTTGATTGACTGAAATACTTCGCCCCTAACAACAAAGCAAGATCACCCATCAATTCGCCCCTTCGATAACCAAACGATGGAGGGGGGACGACGCAGAACTTTAGACCATTCTTGACGACGTTGATCGCCAGTGTCATCACGACGGCATCCGAGCAGTCAGCGATAATCACCAGAGGCTGGTGACTGTTCACGACCGGCTTGAGTACCGACTCAATCTGTAAAATATTGGTGATCTCCACATCGGAGACCAATACGCGCGAGTTCTCGATGATACACTCGTCCCGGCGCTGATCATTCACGAATGACTTGCTCTTGTAGCCCCTCTTGAACCGGACGCCCTTAGTCGTGTCGACATAGGTCGACGATGTCTGGCTCTTCTCCACCGACACGATCCCATTCTCACCGACCTCTTTGTAGGCCGATGCAATGAGACCACCAATGACTTGGTCTCCGTTGGCCGAAATCGTCGCGACATGGTCGATCTCATCTCCGGTCACCGGCCGACTGATACCGGTGAGAATCTCACAGGCCTCCTCGGCGTATTGGTTTAGCACCTTGGACTGCGAAAGAGTCACGTCCTTCTCGATACCAACCAGCGTCATCTCCTCAGCGATCACGATCGCCGTCGTTGTACCGTCACCGGCAGTCGACGCGGTCTTCTCGGCAGCCTCACGCATGATCCGAACGGCCATATTCTCGACCGGATCCTTCAAAACGATCGATTTCGCGACAGTTACGCCATCCTTGGTGACCGTCAGGCCCCGCGTATGCTGATTTGACTCCAAAATGACGGTATTTCCGCCTGGACCGAGCGTACTCTTGACAGCTGCGGCCATTTTCTTGATTCCTGAAGTCAGACCTTGTCTCGCTTCAGCTCCAAAATTCAATTCTTTATGCATATCGGCTCAAAGTTAATGGGTAAAACCCACAAATCACCGTCTGTGGGGTATTTTTTTCTCGGACTGTCCATCGGAGCGTCATCCTCGTCTATCCAATCCTCCTTAAGCACCACAAAAACCGTGCCATGAACGTGTATCACAACACCAGGGGCATCCTTTGAATACCAAAATGGAACCATACACAAATATACTCCATGACAAAAAACCGATTTTTTTCTCCCTACTACTCTTATATATATTCTCTATTCTCTCTCTCTCTTATTTTTTTTTCTATACTCTAAGATAAAAAACGACATATCGACATAATCATTGATAATCAACACTTTAGCCGACATAAAAACGACATGAGACGACATATGACGACATAGCGCTGAAAGTGAGGGGGTTATGCTAAAAAATATACGAGATATCTAGGGGTAACGGGTTCTCCGGCCGATTTGCGACGACCTGCCGATTGCGAAAGTACCCCCCTCGGTCGGTGGGGGGGGGTCAGACTACCCTGCCCCCTGCCAAAATTTCTGCCGTTTTCGTCATGCCCCCCCCCCCCCCCC